AGAACTTGGATTTTAAATTGTTTATATAGGAGTGATTGAAATAAAAAAATTAAAAGTAGCTGCATATATAAGAATTTCAAAAAAAGAAAAAGAAGCAAATAGCATTGAAAATCAAAAAGACTTAATAGACTATTATATTAAAGACAAGCAAGATTTGAAGGTATATAACTATTATGTAGATAATGGATATAGTGGTACAGTTTTTGACAGACCAGAACTAAAAAGAATGATAAATGATATTACACATAAAAGAATTGATATAGTAATAGTTAAGGACTTATCAAGATTAGGTAGAAATTATATTAAGGTTGGAGAATTGCTTGATTCAATTTTACCATTATATGATGTAAAACTTATTTCAATTAATGATAATATAGATGGATTAAATGATGAAGGAGATAGTTATTTATTGAAAGGACTACTTAATATTTATAATGAAAACTATCCAAGGGATATATCGAATAAAGTAAAAACGGCATTAATTATTAAAAAGATAAACGGTGAATTTATAACTTCTTATGCACCTTATGGATATGTAAAATCAAGATATGAAAAGAATAAAATAATTATTTATATAGAAGCGTCTAAAACTGTAAAGATGATATTTGATAATATAGAAAAAGGTTTAAGTAAAAGAGAAATAGTAGATATTTTAAATAACAAAAAAATCAGAACTCCAATGGAGCATATTAAAAATACAAATGAAGGTAAAAAGTGGAATATTAGTATGATTACGGGTATTCTTAATAATAGAGTTTATACAGGAGATTTGATACAACAAAAACGAAAAAGAATTAGTTTTAAAAATCATAAGTTTGTGAAAACAAAAGACAATGAGTTAATAATTACAAAGAATAGCCATATGGAGATAATAAGTAAAAAGCAATTTGAAAGAGTACAAAATATACTTAGACACTCGATAAAAATAAATTCAAATAATGAATATAATATTTTTTCGGGATATGTGAAATGTACAGAATGCGGTAGTAACTTAACTATTAGAAAAAGCAAAGGATATACATATTATGCTTGTTCATCATATGTAAGAAAAAGAGGATGCGATAATAAACGTACAATAAGAAAAGATATTTTAGAAAAGAAAGTAATTGCAGAAATAAATAACAGACAAGCTAAAAAGATTGATAACTTGAATAGAAAATATATTTATGATTTAATAAATATGATATATTTAAATAAAGATGGATCAATAAAAATAGAATATAAAAGGAAATAAGGTGAATAAAATGAGTAATAAAAAAAGTTGTGCAAATACAAGTATCAACTGGTATCCGGGACATATGGCTAAAACGATGAAGCAGCTTGAAACTGATTTGAAATTAGTTGATGTAGTAGTAGAAATACTTGATGCAAGAATTCCAGTTTCTAGTCAAAACCCTGAAGTTCAGAAATTAATAAAAAATAAGAAAAAAATTGTTGTGTTAAATAAGTCAGATTTAGCAAATGAAATTGAAAACAAGAAATGGCTTAAATATTTTGAGGAAAAGCAGATACCAGCAATATTATGCAATTCAAACAATGGAGAAGGCACAAATAAAATAATAAATAAATTAAATGAGATGATGAGTGAAGAGAAAAATATTGTACAACAAAAAGGTAGAAATAAGATTGTACGTGCAATGATAATAGGGAATCCAAATGTAGGAAAATCATCATTTATAAATAGAGTTTCTCGAAAAACGTCAATGAGAGTGGGGAATAAACCAGGTGTTACAAAGAACAAGCAGTGGATACGCCTTACAAGCAATGTAGAATTATTAGATACACCAGGTGTGTTGTGGCCTAAAATTGCAAATGAACAAACTGCTTTGAATTTAGCTTATACAGGGACGATAAAAAGTGATATAATAGACGAAGTGGAAATTGCTTACAATTTAGTTAAATTTTTAATAGAAAAATATAGGAAAAACCTAATTGAAAGGTATAAGCTAAATTCGGAAATAGTTGAAAAGATTAATAGTAATGATGAATTAGAAGAAAATGAAAAAATAGTTGAAATAATGAATTATATAGGAGAAAAAAGAGGAACTGTATCTAAAGGGAATAATATAGATTTAGAAAAAATTTCTAAAATAATATTGGAAGATTTTAGGACTGGAAATTTAGGAAAAATCACATTAGAAGTGGTAGCTTAAATGGAGGAGAGAATGATTAAATTAATAGAAAGAAAGAGAAACGTGGCAGAAGTTAATACATTATCACCATTAACATGGGCTTATGTTGGGGATAGTGTATTCGAATTGCTTGTTAGAACACATTTAACAAATACTACAAAATTAAAACCTCATATGTTACATATTGAGGCAATAAAATATGTTAAAGCTGATGCACAAGTAAAATTATTACATAAAATTGAAAAAGAATTGAATGACGATGAAAAAAACATAGTGAGACGAGGAAGAAACGCAGAAAATCATCATGTGCCTAAAAATGCAACTGTAGAAGAATATAGTTATGCGACTGCTTTTGAAGCTTTGATTGGTTATTTATATTTAACAAAACAAGATGAGAGGCTAAAAGAAATTTTACAAATGTGTATTCAATAAAAATTAAAAAGGAACTTTTTTGATACATTTTTAATGTACAAAAATTATTTGAATAAAAATTAAAAAAATGGACTTAACTAGTTGACTTGAAGCATAAAAAATGGTATATTAAATAAGTGAATTTTATGGCCCCTTGGTCAAGCGGTTAAGACGCGGCCCTCTCAAGGCCGAATCATGGGTTCGATTCCCGTAGGGGTCACCAAAACAGAAAAACATTAGAGTAGCAAGGATTTGAAGAAAAATCCTTGCTACTCTATTTTTAATTTTCCCACTTTTTTCCCACTTTGGGTTACAATAATTCGTTTAATCTATTAACTGCATCAGACTTTGTTTTAGGCAGTACATGCAAATAAATTTGAGTAATAGTTATATCTGAATGTCCCATTAAGTCCTGAACAGTTTTTAAGTCTACACCTTTTGTTAAAAGCATAGTAGCATAAGTATGCCTTAATGAGTGAAATTTCTTATATGGGATATTATTATTTTTTAATACTTTTTTCCAATTGCCAAAAAGTGTTTTTGCGGAATAAGGATTGCCATTTTCATCTTCAAAGACAAATACTGTAGATCTATCCATATTAGACAACATATCAATAATCTTATTCGGTAAGTCCACTTTTCTAATGGAAGTTAAGCTTTTAGGTTTTTGATAGATTGTTTCAAGTTTTTTATTTCCATCGGAATCGAAGATATATACTTTTTTCACGCTTTCTTTTACTTCGATATACTTATCTTTAAGATTTACATTTTCCCACTTTAAAGCTAACAATTCACCTTGTCTTAAACCTGTTCCTAAAGCAAGTAGTATAAGATTGTAAAATTTATTATTTTTAAAAGCAGTCTTTAATTTTTCAATTTCCTCTTCGTTAAAATATTCTATGCTGTCTTCTTTTTCTTTAGGCTGCTTATTGGGAATAGTAAGATTGTTACATGGATTCTTTGCAATATATCCTTCGTTTTCAGAATAAATAAAAAATTGCTTTAATAACTTATGTAATTTCTTTATTTGTGAGTATGATTTTGTTTTTCCAAGTTTATTGTAGTATTCTTGTATTTGTATCGATTTAGTATTAAATACTTTTATATTTGAAATATCCGAGTTTTTTATGTAGTTTCTAAAAGTTCCTTCGTAGGATTGGAAAGAGGAAGGCTTTAGTTCGTTCTTTTTAATTTGAAATAACCAGCTATGCATTAAATCTTCAATAGAGATATCTTTAGATTGTAATAATCCTTCTTCAACTTCTTTTTTTCGTATAAAAAATTTTTCTTCGGCTTCACTTTTATTTGTACCATAAAAATCTTCATATTTTCCATTTATCTTTCTGTGTAATCTGTAATATTCAGTACCATTTTTTGTACAATTTGTCTTTCTAGCCATATTAAATCCTTTCTAAAAAAAGAAACACTAATAAATTAATGCTTCTTTTGTAAATTCTCCATATTTATTTGTATAAAAATCAAGTGCTTTCTTCATAAAATCGTCTGTAACTTCGAAATAATCTGCTAAACTATATAAATCATTAATTCCGATTTTTTATTGCTAATTTTAGCTTTTCAAAAGAAATAAGCATATTATATGAATATTTCTTTGCTTTATATTCTTGCTTATTAATAAATTCTATATCAGAATTAAATTTGTAAGTAGCATCATAGTAATAATGTCCGTAATTCTTCGGCAAGAACTTCCTTTTTGTAAGTAGAAGATTTGATTTTAGTAGTATCATATATAATTACATTTAATTTTTTATAATTGATATATGCTCCAGCAGAATCTTCTAAATAAGTATTTACTAAATTGATATTTTCTCTATTTATTAAATCTTCAATATAATCTATATTCATTTATTTATCCTCTGTATTTTTGTTGTCTTGCTCTTGTTTAGCAAGTAATGCTTCCAAAGTATTTTTTATTATCATTTTATTAGTTTCATTTAATGCTTTTACTCCACTTGCAAAAGCAACATCAGCATCATTTATATTTACTTTTTCTGGATTGCGAACGTCAGATTTTCCAAGAAGGTAGTCAGTACTGACTTTAAAATATTCAGAGA